TTTTTTTTTTAAGCGCATCCCGCGATCGATTAAAAAATTAACGGCTACGATTTTGCTCAGAGGTTGCCGGTTATTATTACCCGGCAACCTCTGAGTACCCCCGAGTACCGGATAAGCGCGGATCGGATCCGACCAATCCCGGACCCCGCAGGCGCGTGCCGACCACGCGCCCGGGTCCGTAGAATTTTTTCTCGGGGGCGGCGAGGAAATACTAAAAGGTCTCATTATTTCGCCAAACCTCAGACTTTTTCGCTGCGGCAGGCGAAGCCCTGTTTCGATGCCCGCTCAAAACCGCGTTAGGAACGTTTGCTTCACGCTCAATAACCCGCCTCAGGATGACTCGCAACTCGCAATACGTAGTGATCCCCGAGTCCGCTATCTTGTGTATGGGCGCGAGACTGCACCGACCACAGGAACGCGCCACCTCCAGGGGTACGTGGAGTTTAGCGCGCAGCTTTCGTTCAATGTCGTACGGGAGCTCCTCGCAGGCGCGCACTGCGAGGCTCGCCGAGGCAGTGCTCAACAGGCCGCCGATTACTGTAAGAAGGAGGGTGACTTCCACGAGCAGGGCGAGATCAGCAACCCGGGCAAGCGCACCGACCTGCAGGACGCCTGTGCGCTGGTCACTTCGGGTGGATCGCTCCGGCGGGTCGCTCAGGATCATCCTGAGACGTTCGTCCGCTACCACCGTGGCCTCGCAGCACTCCGCTTGTTAACTCAGTCGCGCAGGTCCGACCCTCCCACCGTCACCGTGCTTTACGGCTTGACAGGCACTGGCAAGTCCCGCACCGCTCGCGAGATGTGTGAGGACCCCTATGTGTGGGGTCCGGAGATGGGCAGCTGGTTTGATGGATACGACGCTCACACCAACGTCATCTTCGAAGAGTTCAGGGGCCAGCTGCCATTTGGGTTCGTCCTTCGTCTGCTAGATAGGTATGACTGTCAGGTGCAGGTGAAGGGTGGCAGCGCACAGTTCGTGGCCACTACCATCGTCATTACTTCACCTGTGCATCCACGCGAGTGGTACACACAGCTCGCTGACAACGACAAGCTCGACCAATTGATGCGTAGGATTACCGAAGTCCGCCACCTCGTCACCGTAGGGTCGGGACTATAAAAGGCGAAGTAAGTAAGTGTAATATTCATTTTAACACTTCCTCCCTCATGCATGGACCCATCCTCCATCTACGGGACAGCGACAGGACTTAGCAACTTGTTCGACTACGTGTATCACACACCTGAGCAGCGCATAGTCACAACAGGTAGTCAACATCCGTACACCAACCCTCGCGCCCCCGCCCTTAGGCGAAGACGTCGCTCACCCTCTCCCGGAGATTCTGGACGAAGAGTTCGGCGCCGAATCGACTTTTCTAGCCCTCAAGGAAGAGTACAGGCCCCACAACCAACAACCATGGCAGTCTGGCGACGCGGAGGCCCCATCAGGCAGGCCTACACTTCACGACAAAGAGCCGCCATCACCAAGGCTAAAAAGATCAGGCGCAAGTACCGTGCTGCGCGATCTTTTAAGAGTGCGCTCCGAAAGCGTATCACTAAGCGCGGCCAGAGTGTCAAAGGCTATGGCGCTGCTATTCGTCGCGGTTTACGTGCTGGACTATATCGTAAGAAGAAGCGATCAAAGCTGGTCGCTTCACTCAAGTCCCACGACCCAGTCTTAATGATCAAGCGACAGCTTCATTGGTGGGGCGGTTATCTTTATGCGCACGTTCCTGGCGACCCACACAACCCGTTGGGCGCGCAGTATGGGTTGCTGCCCCAGGATGCAGGCGGCAACGCCAGCCTCGAACCGAAATACTACAAGCATTTCTACAACCGGCACAAGCGATTTTACCCAGTGATGCACAACACGGTTGTGAAATGTTGCTTGCACTTCAAGGACTTTTTCAAGCAAGGCTCGACTTTCCTTGACAACATATTCTCGTATCATCCCAACCTGCTGGCCATGGCTCGTGCTCCAACTGCACCCAACATGGACAGGAGCATGTTTGCTTCCAAAGATGGGTGGACTGATAACAAACGCATTCGTCCGCTCGGAATGTCGTTTAAGGTTCACATTGACACCACCTATTCGGCTAATTGGACACTGAAGCTCGTACTTGTTAAAGGCAAGCACTCCGACCTTAACAAGTACAGCGCCCAAGACTTTGCAGACCCGACCTTACCCATGAGCACCTACAAGAACATATGGATTGACAGTGAAGGTAGCACGTATAATCTGGCCAATCCCACCACTATGGACGAGCGCGACCGATTGATGTTGCAAAGCACAGACGGTCTGCAGTGTACTAGCTACCATACCACCAAGCCCGCCGATTTTTGGGCTCGCGGCGGTATGGGGTATCGCGCACTCCCATACAAGAATCAGGCGAACATGAACGTGATGAAGGATCCACTTGACCGGAAGGACTTCAACGTGTGTGCGACATGGACGATCCGCAAGCCAAGCTCGACTGCGCGCGCGGTTAATCACATGAACGTCCCTTTCGCCAATGACTTTCACGCAACTACCGACAACCCAGACGGACACCAACAGGATCAAGTACATGAAGACCCCATGGATAATGATATTCAAGGAGACGACACTGCTGCGGTTACAGTTTACAATAACAATTACACGGGCGATGACCATCTGGAAATTAATCGCACGTTTCACTACAAGTTTAACACCGGTTACGAATTTAATTTCGATCCCGCGCCCCACAAACTTCGCGGCGCTCAACACGAACGATGGATGGACGATCCTACGATCCAGTACCCGAACACTGCCACATCGAGCAACAGTTATTGGCAGGGTACCAAGGATGATTTGCTCACCGTCGATCAAAACGGATTTTACAAGAACGCGCACGGTGAATTCAACGATTACCAACTTTACGTGATGGCTTACGACACGATGGCGCAGAACCCGACCCGCCAGCTGTTTTTTATGAATATTGAACAGACGTTGACCTACCGCAACGGACCCGAGACCGTCAACCACGGGATGTAAATTTTAATTTGATGTTAGCCCTGACCTGCCGACACATTGCATCAACGATTTTTTTTTTAAGCGCATCCCGCGATCGATTAAAAAATTAACGGCTACGA